GCCTTTTCCAGCTAGAGGTGTTTGAAAAGTTTCCAGTAGCCTCTGTAAAAGAAGTAGATCCATCTAACGCAAAAGATATTGGATTTGTTTGAGCCGCATCGCTTTTATACGTAACGGTTATAGCGTATATCTTTTTTTCTAAACTTGGAAATCCAAAGTCAAAGTCTTTAGTAGTGAAATATGCTTCATCTGCGGGAACTGCTGAAACATTAGTATAATTAAACTTTTTAATATCTATATTGCTTGAGTTTTTAATTCCAATAATTAAATCTCCGTTAAAATCTGTAGCAAAGTTAGTGTACTTTCCTGCACTAGCTGTTAGCAAATCTGAATGAAAAGACCAAGCATTTGTTTTAAAATCATATATATAAGCATCTCCTTGAGTAGCTCCTGAGTTCTCTGAATCTCTAATTACTATTGCCATATCTGCATTCCCATCATAACCTACTATTGAAAAGTTTGTCATAAAGGAAGACCATTCAGATTGATCTATTTTATTGTCTATAAGATTGCCTATTTGTGAACCTGTATATATAAATAAACCCTTGTTATTGGCCCATAATATGCCTTTATTCGAGCGAAAAGATGCCGAGGGATGGTTGACCCCATTGTTCTTAATATCCTCTTCTAGAAACCAGCCAGATTCGCTTGGAGAGGATACATTTATTATCTGAACAGAATTATGTTTAAGAGCAACCAATCTGTCTGCAAAAGAGTGTAGTTTTAAATAGGCCTCCGCATCTCCTTTTACTACATCTATAAAATTAAAAGATGGAAACGTGTCAAATCTATTCGGCAGGCTAAACATGATCCTGTCTCCATACGCTGTAATATTCTCATCGTATGTATTTTTTATTTTTACATTGGCAACAAAGGCTCTTCTATTAGCTATAATGCCAGTTCTCCAACCCTCTCCTAAACGGCCTATGCTATTAGAACTAATTTCCGGGGAATACCCATTAATACTTTCAAAGGTGTCAAAGTTCATGCTTGTTAACTCTACGTCTGCATATATATCAGTTGCATTCTGTGCAACCCAACTACTTTTGTCTCCTGTTAATGAAGCAGAAACACCTTCTACTAAATCAATATTAGCCAACAACAGCCAACTCGCAGTATCATCGGTATTGTCCTTACAATACATTCTACCTCCACTAATCCTTGCATCGTATCCAGTGCCGGAACTCCCTATTTTAGCCATAACCCTTAATCTTAAGTCGTTGCCAAGAACTGTTGTGAAGGTATTGTTAGTAGTAGGAATAAACAATAACGACTCTTGATTGCCGTCATACACAAAACTAACTGCTATTTTCCATGTTTTTGTCTCAAAGAAAGCATTTTCATTTGCGTTTGTAGAATCGTAATCTATGCTAAATCCAGCATTAGCACTGGGGTACGTGTTTGAAGTATCTGTTCTGCCGCTAGTAGGGGGTGCCAGTGTATTATCTTTTGAAAACCAACCTTTATGCACAGTAGCATCGCCTCTTAAATCTGTAGAGCCGGATTGCACACCTCTAAAATGGTGCCTGTTAATATATCCATACCACTTTACTTTTTGCAATGTTGGAATATCCTTACCATCACTGACTCTAACTACATTGTCTACAATGTAAAATGAATATTCAGGAGATATTGCAGATGCACCCGTAATGTTTGTAGATGTTTTTGTAGATATTCTGCTCGCAGTAAATGCATCACTTGATAGATTGTATACATCTAATTCAGAATTAGTAACGTCCGACAGGACTAAAGAGTTCTCCCCAAGTGCGTGAGAGGTGATACTAACAGCTCCATTAGTAGTGGAATTAGCCGCTATAGTTTCATTAGAAAAAGACCCAGTAGCCGTATCTATCTCAATAGCGTTTAAATTAGATACACCGTCTATTGATATACTGTCTCCAATGCCAGCAATAGTATAAATTCCATTATTTTTTGTGGTTCCCTTAATGCATATTTGACTACCAACAACCAAGCTTGTATCAATCGTATCTTTCAAGCCTGAATTGGTATGAGAACTGCTAACTAGGTCTCCTGCCTCAACAAACCTACCTACTAAAGTCCCAGAGCCAGCTACGCCACCTTCTCCAGAATCGTCAGTAAACACTAAATTAGTAGACTGGCTGGTATCTACAGCTTCATATTCTGTAGAAGAATAGTCAGATTCAAAAGATGCAAGTCCGTACCCACCAGCAATAGTAGCCGCATGTGAAGGAACAGTCCCATGAGTCTCAAAAGAACCTCTAACTCTTACAGTTCTACCTTTTTGAAATGTAAAATTATAACACTCAGAAAGTTCATTGGCCTGAAGATCTCGATACTCTTGATAAGTATTAAGACCTCCAGAGAAATCATTTAAAACCAAATGCTGTTTAGGCATTAGACACCTATTTTTTTAAGCAAGACAGACTTAATCACCTTCCAAAGTGCCTCAAGTATTTTTGCTTCAGTAGCCTCTGAAAGTATTGGTATATCTACAGATTTATTTATTTCAGCAATCACCTCTTTACCATTTTCATCTGACAACAGATCGTCTGCAATTAATTTTGCTAACATGTTAACTCCTATCTTTTATTGTTTTTATTTTATATGTAAGGTATACAATGGTCATTACTCCAATGATGCATTGTAATATTAAATTTATATTTGCTAAGTGGATACCGTAATTAACAAACGATAGACCAGATACTTTTAAACTATCCATTAGTGCTTTCCATTTATCCTAGACAGGCTACCTTCTACTCTACTGATTTGATTGTCTAGGTCGTTGACCTCTTTGGTTATAGCATCAAACTTACGATCAAGCTTGTCATCGGATTTATTCCAACGTTCAATCAGTTTAATTATCATTCCTTCCATATTTTCTAATGTTTCTGATTGTCCTCTATTCTCTGTTTTTAGATTTTCAAGGGTTTCTTGTTGTTGGGCTGACTTATTAGACAGAGAAACGACTAGATAGACAAACATTGCCCCTACTACCCCAATCATTCCCGCTTCACCATATAAAGCCATAAAATCCATTATTTCCTCTTTTTCTTCTTCCAACTAAATGGGTTTATATTAAATTCTTTTTCATAAAATGCTACTTTCTCTGCCAACTGTTGCCTTTCAGTCCTTTCCTCCACGATATGTCTATCAAGTAAACCCCCAATCTGTTCATTTGCATCAACCATTTTATTTTCCAGATCTGTAATCCTTGTTTCAATTTTCCAATAACCATACACTAAACCACCAATGACAATAAATACATTTGCAAGAAACTTAATATTAATGGATAGAACAGCATTATCATCAATAATAGAACCTCTATAACTCCTTGCAGTCTTTGGTTTTCCACTCATTTCACCTCTACATATTCCCATTTATCGTGAAGATGGCACCAATTATCACCATGATATACCCTGTGAGCATACCAGTGCTCTGTACTGTCGTGCGATAAAACCTCAATAAAAACAGTATTCATACTAGTATCCATTGGTGACAATTCATATCCAGATACAGACCATCCAGAACTGCAATTAAGACCTGTAGAAATAAACAACAGAAATATTATAACTCGTGCTAATAGTTGCATTTACATTCACTTTTTTTATAGACATACGCCCTTACCTTTTGACCTAGTTCGAAATCATTGGGATACTTACGTATCCACTTTTTTAATTTATTTTTACACCGACTTGGCACGGAAACCCATCGGCAAAGTTATCATTTTTTAAATTCTGGATGCGTAAGTCATTGATAGTC